ATCAGAAGGTAATGTTTCATAATATTGCCAGCCATCATTGTACTCAGGGGCAAAGCTAACTGTTCTATCCCTATTTTGAGGCTTTAGCGAGTTTATAGCCTCAATTTTATTTATCTTATAAGACAATTCTTTTTCACTTAAGGGTATAACCTTTTCCCGGCTACTTTTATAATCAATAATCACTCCCCTTGCCCATATCTCATGCAGTTCTCTAGGTATGCCATGAGTAGTAGTAGAAGGATCAAGGCTCATGTCATCTGTATCTTCTGATAAATCAGTAATAGCAGTTAGCCAAGTATTTATCCAAACTTTCAAGCCTTCACTAACATCTGTAATTGTGCCTGAATACAAGTATAAAGATTTCCTTGACAGATCAAAAAATGCTCCACCTTCTTCATTGCTAAAACAAGATGTAATTGTAGTCTCATCTAAAATAGTATCTTCTAAACTGACAATATCTAACTCTTTTAATTTAATAAAATTAGTACCATCTAACTTAGCCTCAACTCGCTTAATACTAGAAACCATATCAGTAGGAAGTGGGTATTCTCTCTGATCTGCTACTAAATCTGTGTACTGGGGAATGAGTAAAATATCCTCATCAGCATCAATAATGTCTTTAGCCAGCTCATCCTGCCTGACCTTCATTAGTGCCAAAATCTCATCATCAGTGAAAGTTGTACTATTGGTCCGGGTCATGAACCTGACATGTGTTGCAAATTCTGCTGGCGTCATTTGATGTTACCTTTTTAACTATTAAGCTGCTACTACTGAGGCATCTGCACTTAGTGGATACCAAAGAGCAACATAAGTAATTTCTCCAGCTGTGACATTAGCGGTTTTAACAGTTTGAATAACATCTTCACTAACAATATACTCAGCCAAAACAGAAGAAGCCTCTATACTTGAATCAGGTGAGGCATCATGCCAGATTTCATTTTCATCAATATCAGTTCCAGTACTCCAGCTAAATCAGTATTACAAATAGCTAAAATTCTCATTAAAACAGTTCCTGAAACTATAAATAAATCAGCAGGATTGCCAGTTCCATCTTCATCACCAGGATCATTCTCAGTAGCACCATCAAAAGTCATTGTCTTAGTAGCAACGCAGGACCAATCACTATCCATAATCACATTGCCATTTCTATCAAGAGGTTGTGAACGATTAGAAGTCATAATATCTCCTTATTTTACCCCTCCCCACGCTTTGTGAGGAGGGGATTAGATTACTTATTATGCAGCAGCTGTGCCTAGTGGTATTCCATGAACATCAACACCTGCATCATCAACTATGTAGCTTTCAAGACAACTCATATTACCGATATCAAAGTTAGCGGCGATAGTAGCTTGTCCTCCAGAAAGCATATTTCTAACAAATACACCTGTGGCATCATCATCTAGCTCAACTACCAAATCACCTCCAGTTGTGCTGTCATTTTTAATAATGTTATCAGCAATGTATGCCCTTAAGATTTCATCACAAGAAGCTGGCGTGGTGTTATCAAGAGCGTGTTCGCCAAAGTGTCCGGCAATAATATTGCCAACCACCTCTATATCATCACATCCATCAAGCACAACACCTGAAGTTGCTCCAGCAGTGTGCAAGCTATAAAACTTGTTATTAAAAATCTTCACAAACTGTGCATCAGTTGCGGTTAAAAGATTAGTAAATTGTGAGGTAGCATGAACCACTGTTTCACAATTATCTACTTTACAACCATCAGCAGTGATACTTATTGCGTTTGTAACATTAGCGGCAACAGTACCCAGATCAAATCTAAAGTTTGAAATTCTAGTACCTGCTGCGCTCATATCTACCTTAGCTGCTTCTGCACCAAAAGTAATAGTTGGTCGTCTAATACCAGTACCTAAACCAATTAGAGATACTCCAATTTTATTTAAGTCAATATCAACAGTAGGATTTTCATCATAAGTTGAAGAGACATAAACAACATCATTTCTGCTAGCAACAGTAGCTGACAGAGCAGAAGTAATAGTATTATGCACTGCTAGTGTGCCATCTTTATAAGTTTTTTGATACTTATCATAAAACTCATTGTAATTCCCAGCAGTCGATTGAATTACATAATAAATATTTCCAGTAGTTGCAGGTAATCCATTGCCTACTGCGGACAATTCATTTAAAACTCTTTCAAGTTCTAAATTTCCTGCGGAAGCGGAATTAAATTTTCCCATAATATTTTTCCTTTTGTCTTTCTATGCTCACCACTGAGCATAAATTAACTAATTATTATTTAACCCATTGCTACCCATGAAATTTGCTCACTTGATACGTTGATATCAGTGTCAACTCCTAGAGTAAATCCTCTATCTGTAACAGTAATACCATTAGAGGTAACTAAAGATTGAACGCCATCAGCTGCTAGTCTTTTAATAGCTGAATCATCTGCCATTCCTTCAATCCATTCGAACGATCCACCCGAAGAAGCAGAGTTTATAACTCTTACATATCTAGGCTTAAAGCCTAAATCTGAAAAAGTATATTCTGCAACTGTACCTGTATCCTTGTATCTTCCAGTAGCCATTCTAACCATGTTTGTTGGTTCTTGTGTCGTTATGGTTTGTGCCATAGTTTGTTTTTCCTTTATTAATTCCCTGCCGGCTTTTTACACCGGCAGGTTATTTATTTAATTTTTAATTATGCGCTTACGCCATGCTGAATTACTACCAAAAAGTTCTCATTCAAGATTTTGGCTACATAAGCAGCTTTCCATCCTGAGGTAGTTCTTTGATTCAATGGATCGGCTGTTCCTGCACTGCCTAGAGGCTTAACAATATTTTGCAAGGCTGCTCCACCAATTCTGGTTTGAGCATAGGCATTTTGAGCCAAAACAATCGTGTAATGAACATCATTGCTATCTACTCCTGCATCATCATCTACATAAGCATTAGTACTCATGATAAATCTTACATTTGCCAAAGCTCCAATCTCATCAGGCATATCATTTGATTTTGATGGGTATTTCTCAAGAGGAATCCATCCTGTTGCATCATCTAAATCAAAAGCTGTGTCCTCACTACAAATTGCTACAAAAGATTTACCAACTGGTACAGTGTTGTATCCGGTTGAAGGATCAATCATTGTAGTCATTGGTTTGGCATTATTACCTCTTAAAGTTCTAACTGCCTCTTTTACTTCATCTCTAGTCAACTTCATAGCTGCACTAATTTCATTAGTTGCAGTAGCTGTTGAGGCATACTGAATGGTCGTACCAGCTGCTAAAACGTCTCTACAAAGCTGATCAAGTGAATCACCTGCTTGATCTCCCAAAATCTCGGCTGTTTCAGTCAAGATAGGATCATAAGTTTCAAGTAAAACCTTGTCAGTCAAAGTAACATAATCACCATAGTAGAGTACGGTGGCAGTCACGTCAGTCACACTCAGTTGAGTACCTGCTGGGGTAACTCCCTCAGTTAGCGCTGTGGTTTGAGCAGTCAAGTTTCCATATCTGCGGAATTTAATAACATTTGTACCGCTGTTTGCCGGTATATCTCTCACTTGTGCGAAGCGGTTATGCACAAAAGAAGGTACTGCTCTTTCAAGCAGAGTTCGGTCATAGAAGTTGTTTACTTCTATTGGAATTTCTGTTCTTGTAGTATTTGCCATACTATTTTTCCTTTTTAATAATTATTAATGTTGAGTACCGGTGTAACAAAAAAGCCCACCCCTTCCGGGATGAGCTTCAGTTTTTCTGATTACTCAAAAAGTATTTATACTATAACACAACTAATTTTTAAAATGCAAGTCTTATAAAGATTCTGACATTGGCAAATTAGTTCTAGGATCGTTTCTATCAAGTGTAATGGCTCTTCCTGCTGCCTGTGTTCTTAAATATGCTTGATCTAAAATATGACTTACCTGCTCTGGCACATCAGTTGGAGTACCCTTTGGTATAAACCATTTAAAACCATTTAAAGCTCTCTGACCATTTTTATCAGTTCTCCACTCCACTTTTCCTGGCTTTTCATTAGGCTCTAGGGGCAAGATAGTTCTAACCTTAGGCTGAGCCATTAATTTCTTTCTCATTATCTGGGCTTTTGTTAAGTATCTTTGCTCCAATAGTTTCTTTTCTTTTGGCGAATCATTATCTTCTAGTGTTGCCACTCTCTTAATTTCTTCATTAGCCTGTTTTACTTCACTAATTTCATCTCTGGCTTTCATTAATTTTTCAATAACAGTCACAATCTGGCTCTTGG